TCGCGTCCGATCGATTTCGCGCTGGGCGATCCTAACTCGCGCGCTAACCTGCTCAATGCGTCGAATATTTCGACCACCATTCGCCAGGACGGTTACCGCCTTTGGGGCAATCGGTCGCTTACCGACGACACCAAGCTGCACTTTCTTTGCGTCCGTCGCACGGCTGATATCATCAATGATTCCATTCTGCGCGGTCACCTTTGGGCTGTCGATCGTGGCATCACCGCCGCTTATAACTCCGAAGTTGCCGAGGGCGTGAATGCCTATCTGCGCACGCTGCAAAGCCTCGGGGCGATTTACGGCGGCAATTGCTGGCCTGATCCGGACTTGAACACGGCTGCAAATATCCAGCTTGGTCACGTCTATTTTAACTTTGATTTCACACCGACTTATCCGGCGGAGCGCGTGACGTTCCGGTCGCATCTTGTGAATGATTACATTGAGGAGGCGTTGGTCTAATGGCTGCCGATAAAGTTCTAAAGTTCCTAAATCTCATCGTGGACGGCATGGGCTACGCCGGCGCGTTGGAATCCTACACGTCTCCGGACCTGACTATCTCGACGGAGGAGTTCCGAGCCGGTGGCATGGATGCTCCGATCGATCTTGATATGGGCATGGAAAAGCTGACCTGTAGTTTCAAGCTGAAAAGCTACGACACGGATCTCATGGCCTTGTTCGGTCTGCGCAAGGGTAACGGCGTGCAGCTGACTGCGCGCGGCGCTCTCGAGGATCGCGACGGCACTGTCTACGGCGTTTTGCATGCGATGCGGGGCAAGATCACGCAATTCCAGCGTGGCGAATGGGTTGGCGGCACGGCTCCGTCGCTGACTCTCTCGCTGTCTCTGGATTACTACCGTGAGGAGCTCGACGGCCGCGTTCTGCAGGAGCTCGATGTCGTAAACATGATCCGCGTCGTTGATGGCGTCGATCAGCTGTCCGATCACCGCGCGGTTCTCGGGCTTTAATTCAACAAAAACGAGGGGACGATCATGGAAGCCAAAGATCACATCACGGAAAATGTAGACGGTTCGGTGACGGTCGATTTTTCAGACCGGCCGGCAAAGATGACGGAGGGCGAAGTTAAAGAGTTGGCCCTTCGCGAGCCGACTGTCCAAGATCAAATGACTGCGCGCAAGTTGGGAAAAAATGAACCGGCTGCATCCGAGGTCTTCCTGATTTCCAGCCTTGCCGAGCGTTCGCCGGAGGACATTCGTGCTCTGACACTCAAGCAGTACGGCCGCCTGCAGGACGCGCTGATTTTTTTTACTGGCTGAGTGAGGTCCGACTTCGCAGCGGTGTCATTCTACTGGCATCGCGCACCGGATGGTCCTGGTCTGAAATTGCGGCAATGCCTACCAGCCGCTTTCTTTGGTGGCTAGAAGGACTGTCTCAAGATGAGCCGCAATCAACGCCTTAACGCTACGATCAAGGTCGGGTCTGTTCTGGACCAGTCTGTTCGCCGCAATGTAGGCGTTTTGCGGTCTGGGCTCGGCCAAGTTGCAGAATCCATTAAGTCAGTTGAAACGCGGCAGCGCGAGCTTGGCCGCCAGCGTCAGGTCCTTGTTCGTCAGGGCCAATCAGTTGAGAGCCTTGATCGCGATTATGCCGATCTAACCCGCACCATGGTTCGCCTAAAATTGGCGCAGGATCGCTACAATCGGGCGGCTTCAGCCTCTCGGCGTGTAGGCGCCACCTGGCGCAATATGGAACAATCGGTAAGGTCTACCACTCGGGCAGTTGCCATTGGTGGTGCATTGGCTGCGGGGGCTGTCTTCGGTCTGGCAAACTCCACAGCTGTTCTTGGTGATAATGTTGCCAAGACGGCCGATAAGTTGGGCATCGGTATCGTTGAGCTGCAAGAAATGCGCTATGCAGCCGAGCGCGCCGGCGTCACAACCGAGACCTTCGATTCCGCTCTTGAGAAGATGGTCAAGAATTTGGGCGAGGCGTCCATGGGGACCGGCACCGCGACCGATGCGCTCGATGAGCTTGGCCTGTCTGCAGATACTCTGGCGAACATGGCACCGGATGAGGCGCTCGGGGCAATCGCGGAGGCCATGTCGGGTGTCGAAAATCAGGCGCAGCGCGCTTCATTGGCAAACGACATATTTGGCCGATCGGGTGTTGGCCTCTTAAACATGCTGCGCGACGGCCGCGCGGGTCTGGATGAGATGCGGATCGCGGCACAGCGCACCGGCTATGTGCTGTCGGAAGAGGCGGCGCGCGATGCCGAAGTGTTCCAGGATACGCTGCTCGATATTCGGCTCACGCTGCAAGGGCTGAAGAACACGCTTGGTGTTGAATTGATGCCTGTCGTTGAGCGCACGATGCGCAGCGTTGGTGATATGCTGATTTCAAACCGCGCAGAAGTGCAGGAGTGGTCTGTCCGGTTTGCAGCCGGTGTTGAGCGGATCGTTCCTTTGGTGGGGGAGCTGTTCAAGGGCTTGGTCACAGTTTCGTCTGTTATTTGGGACGTGGCATCCGGCACCGCAGACATGGTTGGAGGCTGGGAGAATTTCGGGATCGTCATTGGTGCCGTTTTGGCATCGCGCACAATCTTTCGCATCGGTGCATTCGCTCTCGCAGTGGGTCGCCTCGGGTTTGCCTTAGTCGGGGTCGCTCGATCGACACCACTGGTGGTTGGCGGGATCCGAGCCATTGGCGCGGCAATGCTCGCCAATCCTATCGGCATTGCCATTGCCTTGATCGCAGCCGGCGCAGCTTTGATCTACAAGAATTGGGACGCGATGGGGCCGTGGTTTGGCTCTTTGTGGGATGGCGTAAAGGACGTATTTACTGGGTTTAACGATTTTGTTTCGGGTGTCTTTACCGGCGATATCGGCCGCGCTTGGGACGGTATCATGTCCATGTGGGACGGTTATTCAGCGTTTTTCACCACGTTTTGGGGTGGTGTCGGTTCCGTTTTCACCGCGACTTGGGAGAACGTAATCAAACCGGTCACCGATGCGCTGGGCGTGACAGAGCACTTGGTTGCTGCTTGGGACGTTATTGGCGATCGTATTGGCGCTGCAGTTGAATTGGTCGGATCGGTTTTCGATAGCATCTGGACGGCAATGATCGAGCCGGTGATCGATGGGCTTCGCAATGTTGGCGGCCTTTCCGCAATCTGGGACGGGGTGAAGACGTCGGTGGGTTCGGTGATCGACTATCTGGGCGAGCGTTTCAGCGCGGTCTGGGAGCTGATCCGTCCGGTGATCGATGCTCTTAAGTGGGGCCTGGATAATGGTCGCAATGCAGCCAATGCGCTGGGCATTGGCGACGGTGGATCCGCAATGGACGGACGTGATGGTCAAACGCCCGATCCGAGCTTCCGGCCGCCTGGATCGGTTCTGGGTAATCGCTTAGGGCGAGGTCCCTTGGACACACCGACGGGCTACGCGCGTGGTGGTACATCGGGCATTGGGATGCGGATGGTCGGTGAGGCGGGGCCTGAATTGGAATTCAAGAACCGTTCAGCCTATATCGCGACGCATCAGCGGTTCGCGCGGCTCTCTGAAGTTGCGGACAAGGTATTCGCGCGGCCATCCGGCTCTCGATCGACCGGCGGTGCCGATAGTGGTGGTGGCAACGTCCCGCAGTCGGTCAATATCACAATTAATGCGCACGGCGCGTCGGCGGCCGAGGTTGCATCGCTGGTCGCGCGCCAACAGCGGCGCGCAGCGGCCGGTGGGCTGCATGATGGGTTTGGGGTCTGACCATGGCGGGTGTGATGCTTCAGTTGGGTTTTTTTCAGTTCAAACTGGACACGGCCGCCTACCAGCGGCTCAGTCGGTCGACTGACTATAAATGGGTGCGGGTGCCTCGGATCGGCTCTACCGATGCGATGCAGTTCACCGGATACGGCGCTGATGGGATCGACCTGGAGGGCGTTGTTTATCCGAATTTCATGGGTGGCTTTGGTCAGTTGGACAAATTGCGCCGGCAGGCATCGCTCGGGGTTCCTTTGCCGGCGGTCGCGGGTACCGGCAAATTCTTGGGTTTGTGGTGCGTTGAGAATGTGTCGGAAGGTCAGGAGACATTCTGGCCTGATGGGTCGCCACGGCGGCAGGACTTCAATTTGAGGATTTCAAAATATGGCGGCGGCATCCGGTCAATTCTACCATTCTAAAGACGGCGACGTGCTCGATCGCGTGGTCTTTGATGTTTATGGCATGACGGCCGGCGGTCGGCTTGAGACTGTCTTGGCTGCAAATCCTGCGCTTGGCGATTTGGGTCCGATCCTTCCGGCGGGTCTGGACGTGTGGCTTCCTGATATTGAAGAGGAGGGCGGTGTTCAAACCGTCCAGCTTTGGGGATGATGGACTTTCGGCCATTAGTGGCGTTGACGATTAATGGCATTCCCTTGGGGCTCGGGCTGTTTTCCCTGCTTTCGTCGGCTCGCATTACCGATCAGCTGGGCGTTGTGTCCGACACCTTGGATTTGTCGTTCAGCAGCTCAGGTCTGGTTGGGCTTCTTGCGATGCCGGAGCCTGGGGCAGAGATCGAGGTGGCTTTGGGTTCGATTGGAAAGTTCCGCAACATGGGCGTTTTTGTTGCGGATGAAGTTGAGGAGGCGTCGCCACCTCACACAATATCGGTAACCGGCCGCGCGAAGATCAACGGCGCGACCGATGGTGGCTTGGGTCCGATCTCACAGCAGAAGTCGCGCAGCTGGGCGGCCGGCCTCACTCTTTCTGCCATCGTCGCCACCATGGCGTCCGAGAGCGGCCTGCAGGCGGCTGTGACGGCCTCTGTCGCGGGTTTGGTGCCTGGGCATCTTGATCAGCTCGATGAGTCCGATCTTAACCTGTTGACGCGTTTGGCGCACCGGCACGATCTTGTGGCTAAACCAGCGGGTCGGACGCTGTTTGTCGGACTGCGCGGCGAAAGCCTGACCGCATCGGGCGGGTCTTTACCGCCGGTTGTTCTCACTTCGGGCATGTTGTCGTCCTGGCGAATGACACGCCGGCTGGGCGAGACTGTCGGCACGGTCACGGCGGCCTATCGGGATCTGGAATCCGCGGTCGATGTCGATGTGTCTATTGGTGAGGGTGAGCCGGTGCGCCGGCTAAGGGGGCGATTTAGGGACGAAGCCGAGGCGCGCGGGGCAGCTGATGCAGAATCGCGGCGCGCGGGCCGTGCAAGGGAGGCGCTTGAGTTGGAGTTGCCTGGGGATGCGCGTTTGGTTTCGGGCTCGCCTCTTGTTGTGCCTGGGCTTTCGGCGGCTTCATCTGGCGAGTGGTGGGTGACCGAGGTGGCGCACAGTCTCTCGAGTGCCGGCTTTACTTCGTCTGTCTTGGCCGAGCGGCCGCAATAAGGACACCGCCAGAGGCTCCGGAGTTTTGCCTGGTTAATTTGGGGGAAATAAACGCGGAGTTGCCATGTCTGTCTTGTTTTTTTCACCTGTTACGATCGCGGTGTGTGGCTGATGGCAGACAGTGGCACCAAGTCGTTGCGCATGCATATCGTGGCCGGCGGTCGCGATGTTCTTGTCGTTTGCGCTGTTTTGGCTTTGATGGGCGGTCTTTTGCAGGCGTTATTCAAACCGCATTGGGCTCCGTATCAGGCGCTTCCGTCGTCCGTCGCTGATCTAAAGACAGCGGTTGATGGGGTGCAGGCGATGTTGGCGCAAAATGCGCGGCCGCTTGTGGTGGAGACCCAGGGCAACGGGATGATTGTTTCCGGTGGCGTTCATGAGGCGGGCGGCTTGGTGACGATCCTTTACAGCGTCAGGCGCAATGTTGCTTGCGACGGCCGCTATCTGCAGCGGTTTTTCAACGCGGACACCGGCACCGAGTATTCCGGTGGCTGGGTCGATTCGATTAAGGCGCCGACTTCGGACACGTTCAATCCCTTTAAGCTGGACCTGCGCCTGCCTGCGGATCTACCGGATGGGCGGTATATCTTTATCCCTCGTTTGGTGCCGACCGACTGCGGTGTCTACGGTCCTTTGTCGATCGCTCCGTCTGAAATCTTCACTGTTGGGGTGATGTAAGTAGGCGAAAACAGGCAATATCCGCTTGAACTATGCTCCCGCGACTGAATTGACCGGATTTTTATAGCCAAGGAATGAGTGATGGCAAATTCATTGATGCTATGCTGTCGCGAACGGCCCTTAACTGCCATTGGTTCATAACGAGTCTAAGGTCTGATACCAGCCCTTGTTAGATGTAGCATTAAGATGGCAGGATCACTCTGGTGAAACGAAGAGTTCAAATTCTCAGTGGCGACACCAATGGTTATTGGATTTGCAATTTAAACCAAATGTTATCTGAGAACCCATCGTTTTGCGTCTTCTAGATCAACCATTTTTTAAAAGATCTAAATATACACTTTGGGCAAGTTCTAATGTCAAATCTTTGGAGTTCGCAGGGCTGGTCTCATCACCACTTATGTCGTCCAAAGACGTAAATGTGTCTTTTGTGTATCGACCGATTTCGTGTGGTCCAACATACCCCATCGCCCAGTCTGAAAATACTCTTCTTTCGGCAAGGCCGTACCAGTAGAGTACCAAGCGGCAATGACGAGGATCATTTAAGATTCGCTTATAATAGCAATCCTCAACTGCAGACTGCTCTCCTTCCAGCACCTGAAAAAAGGTCCTGCCTTCATACATTAGAACACCGGTAATCTCGTCTCTGTTGTTGTTTCGCCGAGAAACTTCCAAGATGTCAGATAGCGTGGCTTCCTGTAAAGGCAATCGTGAAAAACTTCTGTAAGCAAGCTGATACATCATAAATAATGCCTTATACTATAAAATCATCAAAGTATATGTGAGTTATTGTCAAATCTGGTGTTTGAGTGTTGTTGGTCATGCGGCGATCTGGTCGGGGTTTGTGGTTTCGATTCCGTCTTTGAACGTGACGCCTGTGATGACTTTCGCGAGGTAGTCAAAGCCGCG